GGTCGCGTTCTTATGACCGGAAGCTACTCGAACCACTTTTAGTGCATTACCATACTTTAAGAAAGATGCTGCTACTAAGAAGTGTTTAGCTGTGGAATCGTCTGGAGCTCCAAAAGTCGCTGCAAGTTCTTGTTCAGAACCTACTGTTACTATTTGCTCCACTGGACCCCAGTTGAATGCGCCTGCGAATCCACCAATGCTGGTTGATACGGCTGGAACTACATTCGTTGCGTCAATTTCTTTTACCTCGACGCCTGGTGATACTTGAAATGCCATCGCTTTGTCCTCTATTTGAGTTAGTTAATATGTGTCATAATAAGAATATTCAATTCATACTTATTTATAACAATTTGTTTTCTAACGAAGCAACTCAACTTCGATAGAATTATATTCTATTATAGGATTTTTACCTGATATACCAATTATATCATGTTCATATTGTATACCGTCTTTAGACCATTTTACAACATCTCCCTCAAACTCCATACTGTCTGCTTGTATTTTATCTTCAAACATTGATTTATATGTATTAGGTTTGAGCCAATAATCCCTATTTTTAAATTTTATTAAGATATTTTTAGCTAGGTTTTCTCCAGTAGCTTTTCTATATCCTTTTGTGCCTGGTGTTGAATTAATCTCAATAAACATTGGTGGTATTTTATTTCTATCTTTAGATGGGAATATATCTACACCTACCCATAATCCATCAACAGCTTTAGCTGCTTTTTCAACATGTTCTATTTCTAAATCAGTTAACTCAATCGGAGCTGGTTTAGAACCAAGTGATACATTACTTCTAAAGTCTTTTGCTACTACAGGTCTTTTAATTGCTCCATGGAATTTACCACCGATAACATGAGCACGTATATCAAATGTAAAGTCTTTAATCATTTCTTGTAGTAATACACCCATGTTTGGGTCTAGTTTATATAATAACTGTACAGTTGAATGTAATGAACTTTCTGAATCTACTTTAATAACACCAATACCTAATGAACCTGTAAGTGTTTTAAGAATAACTGGATATTTAGCGCCAAGTCTTTCCATAGCAGGTATTGCTTTTTCTGGATGATGAACTAAAACTGTTTTAGGCTGAGCTAGTTCTGCTTCAGCAAGATATAAACTTGTTCTATATTTATCAGATGTTATCTCCATACATGCACGAGTGTTAACACATACAACACCAGCTCTTTCTAACTGAGTTAAAAAGTCTGACCAAGCTTTTCTTTTAGTAACTGGAGCTCTTACAAATACTAGTGTGTTTTCATCTATTCTAAACTTTCTTACTTTTTTATCAGTCATACCATCATAGATATACCTTACTCCATCTTCTAAATCAGAATAAGCACCTTGTACATCAACTTTAAATCCCTTTAAACCTACAGAATCTCCTTCTTTTATAAAATCATCTGCAGTAGCTTCTGGGTCATCAGGGTCTTCAGGGTCATCATACCATAGATATACATACCTATAACTTTTCTCTTCCTCTGTTATAACTGTTTTTTCAGCTGTAAATTCGTTAAAATTTTGCATTTCCTGTCCATTCTTGTTCGAACCAAATGTTTCCATCATCGTCTTTAGTATATTTATCCTTTTCGTAGTTCCCACTCTCAAGAAAACCAAATGGTAACATATCGTCTTGTATTGCTGCCAACCTTTCTCTATATAACATATCTTTCATATCAATATTTGTCAAAGCTTGAAATACATCAGTTGTAGTAAACCAAGCAAAAAGAACTAAGTTCATCATTAAATCGTCATGATTCGGAGCTTGGGCCATGTAACTATTTCCTTTACTTACAAAGGTACTCATTTCAACTATTGTATTAGCATCATTTATTTTAAGCTTACCTTGTTCTATTAAGTCTTTTATGCTTGAACAACCAATACGTTTAACTCTTCGAGTCATAGTAGCACCAAGAGCATTTGCTTTAATACTTGATTCTACAAACATGTTTTCGTATTCTAAATCATAATATAAACCATTACAAACAACTCCACCTTGGTCGTTGCTTTCAACAACTACATAAGCTTCATTAAATGTATTTGCATATTTGTATATAATATCTGGCAATAGCATTGGAGATATATTGTTATCTCTAAATACTGCTACCTGTTCAAATGGTTGTTCACTTACATCAATTATTGTAAATGTACTATAATCTTGATTTCTGCCTTTAGATACATCAACAGTCATTACATACTCGTGGCCTTCAATTGGCTGTTTATATATGTAAACGTTTTCTTTAAAAAACTCTGGGTCAACACTTACTTGAGCTAATAAATGATTAGCACTAATTAATGTATTACCTCTTCCATGAAAGGTATTACCAAACTCTTGTTCGAACTGTAACTCAGAAGTGTTAGATACAGTAGTTTCTTTCCATTTATCATCTCTTCCTGGAACATCCCACCAATCTACTCTAAATGGTTTAAACTCATTTGTCTTTTGTACTGCACCTTCCCATAGTTTATGGTATATATTACCTATTCCATTTGCTGTAGATGTAATAATAATCTGAGTATCTTTACCAGCAGATACTACAGGATAAGTTGATGTATAAAATTGTGCGTCATTTTCTACAAATGCAAACTCATCAAGGAATAGTAAGTTAATAGATAAACCCCTTATTGAACTACCAGAAGTAGCTGAAGCTATTATCTTACTATTATTACTAAATTCTATACTACCTTTATTTAAAGCCTTACATCCTGGCTGTAAAAAAAATGGTAAATTTTCTAACGCTAACGTGATACGCGCGAGCATTTCTCTTGCAACTGCTCCTTTATTTGCTAATATTGCAATTGTTTTTTCTGGATGAAACACTGCATACCATAAGAGATATACAACTGAAGATATTGATTTACCACTTTGTCTACATGCTAATACTATACTAAATCTATTATCATTAAAATGTTTAAACATGTTTTCTTGATAAGGATATAAATTAAATGGAACTAATCCTTCGTCTAGATTTATAATTTTAATATATGTCCTAGCAAAATATGCTGGGTCTCTCATACATCTTTGATATTCTAGAATGTCATCTTTTGTAAATTCAGTTTCAACACCATCTCTTTTTACAGACGGATTGCCTAGATAACCAAACTCATTATTCTTTAACTTTTGCATCAATCACATTATCTCTATCTAATAAAAGTCTTTGTAAGTCTGTTGTACTACCTACAAACATATTATTATTCGTCACATTTTTTTGTTTCTCAGTTTCATCAGCTGTTAAATCTTTCTTTTTCTTTTGTAAAGACATAAGCTTTTCAGTAGTATCACCGATATTTTTTATTGTTTGAGCAAGTACTTCAAACGCTCTTGGATGTTCAGATTCTCTTGCTAATTCAGCAAGTACATCCATTGAACGAGTACCAGTATATATTAAGTCTTTATAAGTTTTACGCGAAAACTCATAATCATCTTTAATATCTTTATCTATTTTGATAGGTCTATTTTTAGTAGCTGGCAAATTCTTTTGTAGATTTGCAGCCATCTTTTCTTTTTTATCCATTATCCACCTTCAGTTTTAGTTTCAGTTACTGTAAAACTATCTGCAGTATCTGAACCACCAACAGTAAAGTCCATTTCCTCGAACGTTCTGCTGACATTATCTTTTTCATGGAAGTCTAAATTAACTTCACGTATAATTTTTTGGTCAGCTGTTGGCCCAAAGAATTTCATTTTCATTGTAAAATCTAATTGATAAGTAAGTACTCTTCTTTCAGTAAAGTCTCCCTCGTATTGGTCATCAATACTAATACCGCCAAGTATAACAGAAACATCTTGTTTATAATTAAATCCTTCAACTGGTGTAATAGTAACATTATATTCTGGTTGAAAATACGGCAATATTTGTTCAACAATTTGTAGTCCATCATCTTGATTTTTAGCTAAAATATATAATGACATACCAATATCATAAGAAGTATAATGCTTTATTGTTTTCTTTTTAGTAATATCTGACCCATGTGTTTCTGATATGATATTTCTCTTAGCCATTTTTTGAGTAGTGTCTAATGTAATACCTGTTATATCAAACGCCATTCTTGGTAATTTAATACCCATCGATGAAGTAGCGCTGCTATCGATACGAGCTAAATATTTTTCTTTAGGACCATAAGCAAGAGGAACTCTTATCTGGTTTATAGTACTGCCATCAGCTTTTTTTCTTACTACTTGAATATTATTAAATAGTGTACCAAATACAGCCACTGATTTTCTCATTGTTGAATGATAGAAATGGTCTCCAAACATTAGTAAGTCTCCGATGGGTCGCCAAATGGATTTGATTCTGAGAAATCAATAAATCCATCTGCATCTATTTCAAATTCTACGTTTTGAGCTTGTTCATCTGTTGACCAAGAGTTGCCTGTGGTATCTGTGACATCGCTATATACTTTAGCAATAATACCACTATAAGTTGATGTATCTCCTGTTATTGTTCCGCCTTGAGTAAATGATTTAGCATCTGTTGAACCTGTTGTTCCAATATTAGATACCCATATTTTACTTAATATATCTGATGATTTAGTTCTTTGTTGAACTTCTCCAAATACAATTACATTAGGTGTGACACTTGAATCTACAGTTTGTCTTACAATTTCACCAACTTCGAAATGTGTTCCACCAGAAATAGTTACATCAATTGGCAATTGATATCCAACTTGAGATACGTTGTCATCTATATCTACAATACCAGTTTCGAAATCTTCGTCATTGTATTCAAACAATGAACACTTCATAGTATAGACTGGTAAGTTTGATAATTGATAAAATGGTTGTTCGTCTTCAACAAAACTAATTTCAAAGAAATTATTTGTCATTGGTAAGAAGATTAAATCTCCTTCCATTGGTCTTGGATTTTCTACATTAGCAGAAAAGGTACCAACTTTATCATCCCATCTTCTGCGTGATACTATAAATGTAGCTTCATCTTTTATATCTAAACCAAACTTACTATATAAATCACCAGCACCATCAAAGCCTTCTGGATTATCAATATACATTTCCATAAGGTAAGCATCATCAAATGTTGACGCAGGGTCATCATTTAAAACACTGTCTCTATTTACTATTGTACGTGGAATGTAATAAACATCTTGTCCATATATTCCTAAGGATTCTATTATCAGGTCTTCATATAAGTGTTGTTCACTTTTGACGGCCTGAGAAAAGTATACGTTTCTCGGCATGGTTTATCCTGTCATGAAGTCGACTGGCTGTTCCCAGTTCAATCTAGCTTCTTCCTCTAATCTTGTAATTTCTTCGTTTGCATCATCAAATATTTGACGTCCATTAAATGTTACGCCACCTGGCATTACCATACCCTCGAACTTGATTAAGTTTGTACCCCATTGTCTTTTGATTAATGCTGTTGCATATCTTTTTAAGAAATAATCATTGTATACATCTGTATATGTATCAGGGTCTATTACTCTATAGCATTCAATAACAATATAATCATTAACTTCAACTTCATTATCCCAATCCATATCAATACGTAATTGGTTTTTATGTCTTTCAAAGTTAATATGTTTTTCGTCTGAATCTATAACTTGGTCTAAAAGCGATAAAAACTGTTGTGACATTACATAATCAGTAAGACTACCCATGAATCCAACTGAATGTATATCATTTAAATGAATTTGATATCTTATATCAAACATATCAGTTGATGATACTGTATCTCTTATAGGCATAACTCTTATAACATCTCTTACTAAATCATTTAAAGTAATGTATCCGTTTTCGATATCACCCTTTGCAATAGATGCTATCACAGCTGTTGCACCTGATGATTCACCAGTTATTGTTTCAGTACTAAATGGCGTGTTTGAATCTTTTAAAGCGCTGTATGTAATCTTATTTCCAGTTGCTGTTTTAATTGTAGCAATTGCTCCAGAATTTGAACCAGTAATCTTTTCTCCTACTGAGAAATTACCAGCAACTGCACCCGTTAATGTTAATTCTGAATTAGTTACTTTATGCTTTAAATGCATTTTTTCAATAGAATCAGCATGGTAAAATTGATAGAATTGAAGAGCTTCGTCTACTCTATCATCTATTTGGTCATCATCAACATTGATTTCTATTACAGGCGCGCCCAAACTTCTTAAGCAGTAATCTATAAATGTCGTTTTTGAATTTGGTTTTGCCATTATTTATTCCTATTATAATCTATTTATAAGAGTTTATCCTTCCAATGTAGCTATTCTAGCTTCTGCTGCTTCTAATTTTGTTTTTAATTCTTTGATTGCTTCTATAAAATAAGGAGTTAGTCTAGAGTAATCCATTGAATAGTAATCTGTATCTTTTTCTGAATCATCTATATTGTCTTGTTCTTCTAGTGGGTCAACATTGAGTGTTGGTAAAGCTGAATCTACTTCTAACATATTTTGAGCTAGAACACCAAATTGTTTTCCATCAGGTCCTCTTCTCTTATCTTCATTTATCCAAGTAAATGTTACACCATTCATTAATGCTACTTTATCTAAAGCACCGGTTATTGTCGTTACGTTTTCTTTTAATCTGGAATCTGAATATGTGTGGAATCCACCAGACGCATAACAAGCAGTATCCCAATAATACATAGCTCTATCAGTATCATGGTGAAAATAAGAACTATTGTTTGAACCAAACAAACCATAACCATATTGTGAATGCACTTTAAGACCATATCCAACAGTACCACTATCAACATGTAATTGGTGAGTTTGACCATTTGATGCTACGTTACCACTACCAATTCTTACATTTCCACCCGTACCAATTTGTATACCATCTTGGCCGGCGCACATCATGGTAAGAGGTTTATGACCAGCGCCTGTACGATAACTAGTATTTAGTGTTGAACCAGAGTCTAAACAACTAATAGAAAATATAGAATCATTACCATTTGCTTCTACATTGATTCCACCCCATGCACTATTAACTAACTGTTTTA